CGGTTTGATTGGTCCTGTTGGCGGTGTCGCTGGCGGCGCTGATCAGCAGTATCAGACTGTTGACGCCAATCCGATCAATGGTGCTGCAATGGTTCTGGCTACCCCGGCTGGCTCTGTGTATCGCAAGTCTCTTGCCTACACTCAGAAGGCCGTCACGATGGCCTCTGCTGACTTGGTGATGCCCAAGAAGGCCGTGGAAGAAGCCAGCCGTACCAGCTATGACGGCGTTTCTATGCGCATGCTCACTGACTATCTGCCGTTGACGGATCAGTTGGCAACTCGCTTGGACGTGTTGTTTGGCTTCAAGTACATCCGTCCCGAATGGCTCTGCGTCATTGCTGATCGCATCTAATTAAAAGATTAAGGGGCTGGTTTTGTGCCAGCCCCTTAGTTACTTATTGATTTTGAAGCAAGTGGCGCAATTGCTTAACACTGTCATTTAGAAGCGTGATGCACTCTTTGCCGTTAGTAAAAACAAAAGCTTCATTTCCTTCGTTCGTTACGGATTGGACTAGCTTCCATCCTGCGCCTAGATCGTAAGTGAAAGTTTCGACTTTAGCCATTTGTCATTCTCCGTTGCTGATACATTTATCTATATACGGTTGATTAGCAGCGTCAATAGTTATTTTAAATTAATTTAAGTGTGCAGTGCAACAATAATAGGAAAAATTAAAATGTCTCTTACCGCATTTCCAGAGCCTAAAGATTTGGATGTTGATTTCGTTAATCGTACTGGTGATAGCCGTCCGAAGTCTTTCCAGCAGTATGATGTTTCTAATCCCCATCCGGGCTTTGGCAAAGACCCTAATATCCTCAATGAATTTGGTCATACCAAATATCCAATGTGGGTAGGCGATAAGATCGCAAACAATGCTGAGGAAGAAGCTGAATTGAAGGGTGAAGCTCCTGCTGCGACTGAGCCTCCCGCTGTTACGGGTTGGGGTAAATAGCAACTGTGGCAACAGCTAGAGACTTTGTAACGTTATGCCTGAAGGAAGCGGGGGTTACTGGCTTAGGTCAAACTCCGCTCCCTGAAGATATTAATACTGGCTTTACTCTGTTGCGCAGGATGTTATTTCAATGGCAAAAACGCCGTTGGATTGTTCCTAATTTAATTGACGTATGGGCACCCGGAAACAGTCTAAAGTCTAACCTTATTGGTCCCGGTCAATATTACAACTCGGCTAGACCAGACAAAATTCAAGCTGCTTATTTTAAACAGTTAAACGGAGGTTCAAACTCCGTAAGCTATCCTCTCACTCCTATCTGGAGCTATGAGGATTATGCTAAGATAGCCTTAAAAGAATTGAATGCTTGGCCTAGCCGTTATTTCTATGATGGCGCGTTTCCTTTTGGCAATGTGTTTATTTGGCCTATTCCCACATCAGCCTATGAAATCCACTTAATTGTAAAAGGGCCTATTGGCTTTACCATTGAGCTACAGGCCGGTTCGATTTCTGCCGCTGGACTTGGCTACATCAATGGAGCCTATCTTGCAATACCATTTACCAATGTTAGCAGTTTTGGTGGCGGTGGCACCGCTGATGTAACCGTAGCAGGTGGAGTAGTGACCGCCGTTGCTATTAATAATCCGGGGGATGGCTACAAAATCAACGATATGCTTTCATTAGATAATTCTCTAATGGGAGGCACTGGCGCAGGCTTCATTTGGAAAGTAACCAAAGTTACTGACAGCCTTGATGCTGAATTTAATATGCCAGAAGAATACGAGGAAGCAATTCATTACAATTTGTGTGTTCGCCTTACCAGCATGTATCAGTATCCGGCTAATCCCGTTCAAGGTAAGCTTGCTGTACTGGCATTGAATACCATCAAGAATGCTAACCTACAGATTTCTCAACTGCAAATGCCATCTTCATTGAGGTTTGGCGGCGGTGGAGGATTTTACATTTTCAACGCTGATCAGCAGTAATGGCAAGAGTTGAATTAATAAGCTCAGCATATTCTGGCAAGAGCGTAATTGCTTCAGGTCAAGAGTGTGTAAACCTATACGCCGAGGTAAACGAAGGGGACCCTCAAGCCCCTACAAAAGTTACTTATTATTTAACTTCCGGCTCTTTGCTGTACGCTCGAAATACTGAATACGTGTTTCCGGCTAGGGGCTGCTATCGTACTAGTGTGGGCACAGCTTATTATGTTGTTGGACAAAACGTTTATGTAGTTGGTATTGATCAGACGCTAACAGTTATTGGCATTGTTGCTGATAGACCTAGCCAGATTAAGTTTAAAGACAACGGGCTAGTTGTCGTTTTGGTGGATGGCGTCAACGGCTATGTCATCGACATGGCTAGCAATAACTTCGGTCATATAATTGATCCTAATTTTTACGGCGCCGATTTTGTAGAACTAGTCGACACATTCTTTATTTTTAATCGTCCTGATAGCAATCAGTTTTACATATCTGCTTCTAACGCCAACTTTGGCATGCTTTTAAACTCATCTATAGCCGCTGGTACAATTTCAACACCGGGCACTCTTTACACTAACGGCACTTATTCTAACGTTCCCTTAACTGGTGGAGTTGGCACCGGAGCTACAGCAAACATAACCGTGGCGGGTGCAGTGGTAACTTCCGTTACTTTAGTTAATCCGGGTATTGGATATGTAGTTGGAAATGTCTTATCTGCCTTAGCTGCTAGCATTGGTGGCACCGGATCAGGATTTGCTTGGACTATAAGCACGATGGCTAGCGCGTTTGATCCGTTAGACATTGCAGCTAAGTCAGGTTTCAATGATCCTATCATTGGCATTACCGCTGTTCATAGAGAGCTTCAGCTAATTGGAAATCTCACTACTGAAATTTGGATCGGAACCGGAGCGGCAGATTTCTATTTTCAGCAAGTGCAAGGCGCATTTATCAATCATGGTTGTGGTGCTCAGTATTCGATAGCCACTATCGATGTTCTGACATTCTTTATTATGCAGGACCAACAGGGGAACGGTCAAGTAGTTCAATTGCAAGCATATGACGTGACTGAAATATCTACCCCTCGCATTGTTCAAGAGTTTAAAAGTTACGCAACGTTAGAGGACGCGATAGGCTTTTGCTTTCAAATTGATGATCATGCATTTTACGCGCTGGTATTTCCAACAGCCAGCAAAGGTTGGCTATATGACCTGAAAAGCAAACAGTGGTGTGAGTGGAATTATTCCGACATTAACGGAAACATGCTTAGGCCGCGCGTAAATTGTTGCATGTTTGCCTTTGGTTTTATCCTTGCTGGCGACTGGCAAACGGGAAACTTATTAAGGCTTGATCCTAACACCTATATTGACTTCACTAATGACAATGTAGCCAGCCCTATCATCAGGCTTAGAACGTTCCCACACATGGTAAGTAACAACAAAAAGGTGTCTTATAATAGCTTTGATGCTGACATAGAAGTTGGAACCATTGCTGATGACACGGAACCCATGATTAGCTTGAGTTGGTCCGATAATAAAGGCGTGAGTTATGGTAATCCGGTTATGCAGTCTATGGGAAAGATTGGAGAGTTTCTCACTTCTCCCACTTGGAACAAACTAGGAGAAGCAAGGGATAGGATTTTTAAGTTGTCTTGGAGTGAGAACTTAAAGACAGCTTTAAACGGTGGATTTGTCGAAACTATAAAGGCTACCAAGTGACATTACCAGTACCTAATCAGCAATCGGCTTTGGTGTCCGTTAGGGGTCCAAATGGAATAGAAATAGGGAGGGGCTACTTAGTTGCTCCATGGAATAGCTGGTTTCAGCAGTTTTCGCAAAAGTCCCCTAATATTGTGAGCATAACGATCAGTCCTTATACAGCTAATGCTAGCGGCACATTGATTATATCTGGTACTGCAATATTTCTAACAAGAGGTTTAATCAGCATAGCTCTTGGAAATGGTCAGAAAATAATTCCTATTTCTATTGGCGATACTGTTAGTTGGGCTACGGCTTCAGCAGTACAATTTTTAGGTGCATAATGGACCTTACTACAGTATCAATCAGAGATAAAACTTTTATGGCAGAGGCTATGCTAAAGCAGATGCCTCAAGCTGAATTGAAAGTTAAACACCACTTCTCAAAAGGCGTTTACGCTAGGGAATTGATCATTCCGGCTGACGTAACTTTGGTGGGGGAAATTCACAAGTTTGAAAATTTAAATATTTTGTCTCAAGGCTCCATGTTAGTTTCTACAGAGCAAGGGGTTATTCAGGTTGACGCTCCTTTTACGGTTGTGTCGCCTCCGGGCACTAAGCGGATTGCCTACACCATCACTGAATGCGTTTGGACTACCATTCATGGTACTGAAGAACGCGATGTTGAATTAATTAAAAATCATTTTATTGCTGCCAATGAAAGCGAATGGTTAGAGTTTTGCAACGCTAATCAATTGGAATTAAGTTATGAATTTTAAAGACAGCATTTTCGGTTTTGCTGGTGAATTCGTGGACCCTTGCTTATGTCAGGCATGGGTTGCAACTGCTGTTATTGGTTCTGCCTTCGTTGGCGCTGGAGCTAGCATCTATGGTGCAAACAAAGCTGCGGATGCTCAGACAAGCGCTGCTGATAAGTCGATAGCTAATTCTAAGGCTATGTACGATACCACTAGGGGAGACCTTTCGGCATATAGGGACATTGGCACTAAGGCTGCTGGAGAGTTGAGTACAAGGCTTTCCGATTTAACGACGCCAGTTAGTGTAAATCCCGATGATTTTCTTAATAGTACTGCATACAAGTTTATGCAGACGCAAGGAGAAAAGGGCGTAACTAATTCCTCCGCTGCTAGAGGACTAGGCACATCTGGCGCGGCTTTAAAAGGTGCGGCTGCTTTTGAAAGCGGTTTAAATTCGCAGTTCTATCAGCAGAACTTTAACAATCAAGTCACCAATCAAACTAATGCCTACACTCGATTGAAGGGGCTAGTTGATACCGGAGAGAACGCCGCTGCTCAAACTGGCGTGCTTGGTAATGCCGCTACTACAAATCAGAATAGCGCGACTATTGGCGCTGGCAACGCTAACGCTGCTGCTGCAAACGCTACGGGTAGCGCTGTTAGTAATTTAGCTGGCAACATTGGCGGATACGCCATGTATAAAGGCATGTATGGAAATTCTTCGGGTGCTGCGCCGTCTACCGCCGCAAATCCTTATTCATCTATGCCTAGAGCGGGGTATGATTTCTAATGGCTGAAGTTGACACAAGCTCATATCCTAAGCCCGGCTTACCTGTATCTCCTTTAGATATGGCCGGTAAGCTAGGTGGATTGCAGCAGCAGAAATTAGCTATTGATCAGGCTAAGCTTGATCAGGCTAACCAAGGCTTGGCTTATATGACTAGAGCTATGGGCGCTCTTGGTCCTGATGCTCCTAAAGAGGCTTACATTAAAGCTGCTGAAGATGCTGTTAAAATGGGCTTAGTCCCGGAACAGCAATTGCAAGTGTTTGCTGATAAGGCTGCTGCTGCGCCAGATAGCAAGTCATTTTTTAATGAGTTTATGACTGCTGCGGCTGATCATCAGCAGCAGATTAATTATCATTTGGGGCAAGCGGCTAACAACTCCAATGGTCAGTCTAACACGCCTACTGTTAGGAGCGTTAAACCGGGCTTTGGAGAGCGTCCTATTGGCTTGCCTGTGCAGCAGCAGAACCCGCCATCAACGCCAACGGTAGACGAAAACGGACAGCCTAGGCTTTTGGGTGCTCAGCCAAATCAAGTGGCACACGGAAACGTGGCAGGGCCTACGCCGCTTCCTGTGTCGCGTCCTGCTGGA